TGTTATTATTGATTTAGGGTTTGATATTTTGTTTTCATCTCGTGTTCGCTTGGCTGGCATTGATACTCCAGAATCAAGAACAACTGACAAGGCTGAAAAAGTTCTTGGTTTAGAATCAAAAGACTACCTAAAGAAAATGCTTAAAGATGCAAAGTCTGTTGTAATTAAAACTGAAAAGATGAATTCTTCTGAAAAATATGGTCGTATTTTAGGCTGGATTTATGTTAATGGAGATACAGAGTCTCTTAATGATAAATTAATTAATGATGGATATGCCTGGGGATACCTTGGAGATACAAAAGTTAAAGACTTTGAATTACTTAAAAGGGTTAGGACTAAGTCAGGTAAATGAAATCAGTTTTTTATTTTACCGCTGACTGGTGTGGACCATGCAAAATGGTTAGACCAATTGTTGAAGAATTAAAATCAGAAGGTTTTTTTATTCAAATTATCGACGTAGACACTGAGATTGAGTTAGCACAAAAGTTTAAGATTAAATCAATTCCAACTTTTATTTTATTTGAAGATCAAAATGAAATTAATACCATTATTGGAGCACAAACAAAACAGTCTTTGATTGGTTTTATTAATGGAAAGTAAAGAAGAGAAAATAATCAACGACCTAATCTTAAATGGTGGTCTTGAAGTTGTGGCAATTGATCAAGAGACTGGGGAAATGCTTTATTCTTTTACCCCTAAAATTGAAAAATTAATGCCAGACTTATATCAAGAGCATTTGCAGTCTGTTAACCTTGCAATAATGAACCTATGGGAAAAGGGATTTTTAAATCTTGACCTATTTGCTAAAGATCCCATCATAACAATAACAGAAAAGGCTTTAAAAGAAGAAGAGATTATTGCTTTATCTAAGGAAGATCGCTGGTCTTTGTTTGAAATTATGAGACTCCTCAAACGTAAAGTCTGATATACTTTAGATATAAACTTAGGAGTTTTACTATGCCATATAAAATAGGAGCCAAAGGCTCATTTGGATGCTCTGGATATCCAGCATTAAAAGCAGGAACTAATGAAGTTATGGGATGCCATAAGAGTCGTACTGAGGCTGCAGCACAGATTTATGCTATTAATCGGAGCGAGGGAAAAATAGGTAAAAACATGGACATAATTAAAGAAGGTGACTTTGTTATGGGTAAAACATCTGTAGGAATGGTTCACGGTGTTGTTGAACACATAATGACTGAAGGCGGAACACTTGGGACCCCTGGATCAGAGTATGCACTTGAATCTATGCCTCCTGAAAATCCAGCGATGTCTGTTAGAATTTATAAAGAAGAAGAAGACGGTTGGAAAGCAACTGCTTATAGCATTGGTATGATGTATAAAGATGCTGAGGTTTATAACATGGAAGACCATAGTATGGGTGACGAAGAAATGGATTCAGAAGTTGAGATGGCAATGTATGATTCATCAATAGAAAAAGCAAAAAAACCTAAGTATGAAGATGTTATTCAACCAAGAAGTGGTGGCAGTAATCCATCAAATCCAAGACTATATGCAAGAGTTGTTCAAGCAGCAAAAGATAAGTTTGATGTATATCCATCCGCTTATGCAAATGCTTGGGTAGTTGGCGAATACAAACGTCGTGGTGGAACGTATAAGTCTGAATCTGTTACTACAAAAACTATTTGGGATGGCGCTTTGTTTGATCCGAAAGTATTTACAAAGTAATGGCTGATACATATAGCCCAAACGCTGGTATGAAGGCTGCTGCAAGGCGTGCACTTAAATGGAAAGAAGATGGTAAGGCAACAGGTGCAGGAACTCCTGTAGGCTGGGGTCGTGCAACAGATATCGTAAATGGTTCTGCAATGTCTCTTGATACCGTTAAGCGCATGTTTTCATTTTTTTCAAGGCATGAAGTAGACAAAAAAGGTAAAGACTTTTATAACACATCTAATCCATCTAATGGTCGCATTATGTGGGACGCTTGGGGAGGCGATGCTGGATTTACATGGAGTCGTGCAATTACTGAAAGAGAAAAAAGAAAAACAGAAAAAGTTTGGGTAAACAGCGCATTTAGCATAAGAAAGGGGTAGAAATATGGAAGATTTAACAGTAGAAGAACTAAAACAACTAATCAATTTTTATAGACAAAGATCTTCAGATCTTGAATTTAGTCTATTGCAATCACAGTTAAAGTTAACTAAGGCTATGTCTTTTTTGCAAACAGAAGGACCAAAGCCAGCAATTAAAACAACAATAGATAAAAAAATGTGATTTTGGATCAATATGGAATATATTATTACTTCCGTCTTGACTTTTGTTCTTTCTTACTTTATACTTAGAGTAATAAGAAAAAGATCTCAAAAAGGTTTTTCAAAAACTTTGTATAGTCAAAGTGATATACATAACCTATTGAAATATTTTTTCTCATTACAGATTAATGATGAACAAAAAAGTCCTTCTCAGTTGACAAAGCGCAAGGAAAAGGATATAATTAAAGTTATTGTTATAGGTGATTTGGGATACTGGGTATCAGAGAACATATTTTATGTTGCTGAAACTGTTAATGGAGACATAATCCATCAAACAGCAAGACCAGTTGATACAAATAGTATGACAAGAAAAGATTTAGACAAAATGCTATTCATCTTGGATAGTCTAAAGAATGGGAATAAAAATGATAGTAGCGGTGCAGGGAACTAATGACTTTGATGATTACAACGTATTCATTAGAGCCATGGGTGTTGCACTTTCCACAATGCAGGAAGATGATAAAGAGTTTATAATCTATTCTGTTGGTCCTACTAAAATCAATTCTTTTGTTTCAGAGTTTTCAAATTTATCAGAACGTGGAATGAAAGCAAGGGGTCGTAAAATTAAATTTTACAAAGTTGCTTCTGCATGGCTTGAAGAGAATATGGAACAGGTAAACTACTTTGCGTTTCTTAGCAAGCCTAAGCAACTTAATTCAAAATTAGTTTCATCTGCAGAACTTAAAAACATTGAAGTTGGAATTTTCCGTTACTAACAGAAAGATATAAAATGATAATTAATAAAATAGAAAAGATGGAAAAAATTATTTCATCAAACCATTCCTTAGTTTGGTCTGGTTGGGATGTTGCAGAACTTAAAAGAACCGAAATGGGAAGAACTGCCGTTAACGGTGTAAGAGTCAAAGATCAGTGGTACACACAACGAGTATTTAAACTTGATCGTAATGGCTGGGATATTCCAAACAAATACAGGATGTAAATATGAAACAGCATATTTGGAAAGACGATGCTGAGTGTTTAGGTCTTGATACTAATATATTTTTTGATAAATATGAAGAAGAGCCAACGCTTAGATTAGCAGTAGACTCTATTTGTAATACATGTCCAGTTAGAAAAACATGTTTTGCTGTAGGTGTTTCTAATAAGGAATGGGGCGTTTGGGGTGGAGTATACCTTGAAGGCGGAGAAATATCCAGGGAATTTAATAATCACAGAACAAAAAAAGATTGGGCAGAAACCTGGTCATCTTTAACCATGGATAAATAAATGTATACAGATTCTATGCGTATAGCCTTTCACTCTATTCTTCCCCCAAAAGGATTTAAAGTTCAGGTTATTGACAATGATTCTTTTCTTACTGTAAAGTTAGATGAAAGACAGTTTATAAGAATGGTTCATGATGAAAAAATACAGGCATTGCAATATGTTGTTAATATTAAAAAAGCATTAGAGATGAACGGGGCAATTGTTTTGATAACTAGAGAGGCATTAAAGTAATAAAAATGTCAGCATATCTAGAATATTACGCTCAGTTTGACAAACCTAAGATAAGAGAGTATACTAAATACAAAGGGGTAGATAATGAATAATATTATTATTATAGGGTTAGCAACACTTACTGTTTCATTTGCCATTGCCTATTCAGTTACTCTATACAGAATAACACAGATCAACCAAGCCTTTGCTAAACTGTTTATATCTCATGAGTCTCTTCAAGATTTTATTACAAAAAATAACATTGAGTTTAAGAATGATAGCGACATACATAAAGAAAACTTTATTAAATTTCTTTCTGATTCTCGTGACTGGGCATTTGGTTATATTGAAGAAGTTCAAGTTGGATTAGATAAATTTATTAAAGATATTAAACCAGAGATGGACTACTTTACTGAATTTGGAGTAGTAGGATCTGCGTATCCACATTATTATTCTATGAAAAAAATACTTGCATCTTATGAAGAATTGATAAAACTTATGCCAACGGAGCCTGTAAAAAAAGATGCTTGATGTTAGGGGAATACCCACATGCATCTGTCCACAATGTGGTGGTGAGTTGTTTAGAGCATTAGTTTCTTTTGATCCACAAACTTATACTGTTGGAATGTATCACTTAGATGTACAGTGTCACGATTGCGGTGCACTATGTACTGCTCCAACACCTATAGATCATCCAAATAATCCAAATATTGAATTAGGAGATAAAGAATGAAAGATATTTTACTATCAACAATAACAGGTTTTGGGTGCGGTGTCGTGTTTGCTGCATTCAAATTGCCAGTACCAGCACCACCAGTTTTTGCGGGAGTCGCAGGAATTATTGGTCTATGGATTGGTTTTACAATACTTACACGAATTATATCCTAGGAGGAATAATGAATAACTTAATCAATGATAAGACTAAAGCACTACTATCATCATATGGACGATCAGTTCTTGCATCAGGTCTTGCACTTTACATGGCAGGCGTAACAGATCCAAAGGATCTATGGACAGCACTTGTTGCTGCTATCGTACCTGTAGCAATTAGAGCAATCAATCCAAAAGATAAGGCATTTGGTGTACTACCCGATGCTGCTGAAGTTGAAAAGGCTTTGAAGGCTGCTAAGGCTCCTGCAAAGAGGGCTGCTAAGAAGAAATAAATAATCTTCTAACAGATAGCCAGTCTAGAGATAGGCTGGCTTTTCTGTTTATTCTTCAATAAGGTTTATATATTTTTGCTTTAACTTATCCGCAGAAAAGTTTTCTAATCCTATTTCTAATGCATTTTCTTTTATTTTAATTTTTCTATTATTTTCAACATACTTATCAATAACCCTAGCAAGTCTTTTATAATCAGCATCATAAACATTTACCATAGATTTTGTTTTAAACTCATCAATCTTTCTTGATTCTATTAACCATTTGCCAGGAAGCACAGCATTGTTTGGTGAGATGTCTGTCATGAAAACTGGCAGGGCACTCATAAGAGCCTCATTCATAGGTAAACAAAGACCAGCATAACGTCTAGGTAAAACCATAGCATCAAAGCCTTCATACATACTTTCTCTACTGTCTGGGTTACTATAGTCTACTTTAATACGTGGATCCCCAGGTTTAACATCTAGTGGGGTTTGGGTTTTAATAACCAGTTCAAACTCAGCGTTAGAATATTTCATCATGTCAATTACTGTACCTGTTCCATTTCTATCTTTGGCTGCTTTCTTACCAGCAATATGAAGAATACGTTTATGGTTTTGACTTAGGTTTATATCCCTTGCGTTATTAAATAACATACTGTCTGTTGGTGGTGGAAGATGCATAACTTTTGATTGACTACCAAACTTAGACATAACAATATCAATGTTCCAGACACTTGGTGCCAACAATACATCTGGCAATGCCCATTCAGAATGTGCTAGGTTTCCAAACAGTTCATAGTTATACTGAAGTATTGTCTTAATCCCACGTTTTCTAGCAAGATTAACAAACTCTAAATGGTAGAAGGTTTCACAACTAATAACAACATCAAGGTTTTCTAAAAATACAACTATTTCATTTGTTTTAGGCATACCTTTTGTCGTTTGTATAACATCATATCCTTTATACCACTCTGGATGCTGCTTGTTATTATTAAAAAATGAAGAGTTTATAAGAAGAATCTTACTTGGATTAAGCATCTTAACAAGTTCCATTGTTTGATTACCAAGTCCAGTGTTATCTGATCTAGCAATAATTCCTAATCTCATTCTTTATATCCCCAAACATCATCATCTGAAGTAAACTTTCTACCGCCATCACGACCATCTAAGTGGTAAGATCTTTTAATGTTTCCTTCGGGATGGTAAATCCATAACTTGTGTGACTCCCAACCATAGTGTTTACAGTCTTCTTGAATAAGTCCATGAGTAGTATCTTCAATAAAAACTTTATTTTTTAGTGGTGGAAGAATAACTTTTTTGTAATATGAAACTCTACTTAGATGTGGTCTTTGACTCCATTGAGATGTTTTCATAAAACCATCTTCAAGTCCAAACATTAAATGTTCGTGTGGCTCAGGTATAGATGCTTCAAAGTGAAAACGAATTGTGTTAGCCTTTTCATATTCAATTAAATCAAGACACTTTTGCCAATCAATATCAACGTCTGGAGTAAGAGGTGCATCACCCTCAACATAAAGTAATAAAGATGTTTGAATATCATTAATAGTTTTACGCATCATTGTGCTTTGGTGACAGTGAGTATCAAAAATAATTGGAACAACGTTCTTATATTCATGTAAACATTTCCATAATATTCTATTTTTATATTCATTGTAGTCATCTCTACGATGAACCTGTTCACTTCTTAATCCATCAATTTGCATAATAATTTCATTGTCAGGAAAATGAACTCTAATAGATTTAATAGTCTCATCAATCATATCTGTATTGGGATGACTTGGTAATACAGAAGTAGCAATAATAATTGTTACATCATTTTTATGCATTAATTTGCCTCATAATCCTAATACCTAAATCTCTTTTATATTTTATCCACCAAGCAACAACCGTGTGCATATTTTCTGGGTACTTGTTTAATAATTTAGGAACTAAACTATGTAACTCAGACCAATTAGACACAAACTCCACAGGTATTTTATATCCAAAAATCATTTCATAAAAATTTAGACTATTTCCATTTGGATCTACCTTATCGCCAATGGGAAGGCATAACATTTCTATAGCCTCAAAGAATCTAAAGGAATCAATTACAACAGCACCAGAGGGCGCAGGAGCGACCTTAGCACTTGCTAGAGTGCGGTAGTAGTCTACAGGCTTATCTCCTTGTGTAAACCCTGCTGTGGGCTTAAAGAGGGCATTTGGCATAGTCTGTATGGCTTTTGCCAACTGT